AGGCTTCGATCTATGGGTTCTCGCGCTGCCAAGTTCGCGGCGGCCGGAACCTAGGGGGCGACGGCTCCTACGGCGGCGCGGCAGCGAAGGCCGTGACGAACTACGGCACCCTGCACTACGGCGTGAACTACGACGGCGTGGCTTTCACCGACAACTCGGGACAGCGGGAAAAGGAGTGGGGCCGTGACGGCGTGCCGGATCGGTTCGAGCCGTTCGCTGCGAAGCACAAGGTGCAGAGCACAGCACTCATTCGGTCTTTCGAGGACTGCGCGAAGGCATTGCAGTCAGGTTTCCCCACGGCCGTCTGTAGCTCAATGGGCTTTTCTATGACGCTGCGCGATGGATACATGTCGCCCATGGGCACTTGGATGCATTGCCAGATGGCGGCGGCCGTAAAGTGGAATCCCGAGCCCGCCATCTTGGTCGTGAACAGCTGGGGCGACTGCTACAGCGGAACGTATGACGAGAGCCTGCCGCCCCAGTTCCAGCGTTCGGCCGGGTGGGTGAGGGCCAAAGACTTCACGCGCATGGTCGCGGGCGAGGACTCCTTCGCCCTGTCTGGCTACGCAGGCTTCCCGCCCCGCACGCTCCCCAATTGGACCGGAGGCGTTCTATGAAGACGGCGGCCCTCGTCACCGGCACGTTCCTGCTCTTTGCCAGAGGCTGCGGAGCCCCGGCCCCCGACCACCCCGACATCGTGGCGGATCTGGCCTGCGAAACGGCCCGCATGAGCGTCAAGCTCAGCCAAGAGATGGCACCGGCCCCGGCGTCGGACAAGTGCGACAACTGCGACGGCACCGGGAAGATCGGTGACGGCCGGATCGTGATGACGTGCCCCGTCTGCAAAGGCACCGGAAAGAAGGTGGCGAAGTGAGCCTCGAAGACCTCGACGCCGCCGTGTGGGCCAGCCTGTCGGCTAGGAAGCACCTCGCCGGGAAAGCCCTCGTCTCCCGCCTGGTGCGGCGTGTGGTCCGCAAGTGGCCCGCCGTGGCGATCTCGCAGGCCCGGCCCGACTCCTACGGCGTGATGCTCGAGCAGGTGGCCACGAGCATTGAGCGGAGCGAACGGCAGAACGTCCGCATGGGCATCATCCTCACGCTCGTGCTGGGTGTGCTCATTCAGGAGATCGTCAAAGCGATCCTGGCGTGGTGGATGAAATCTGCCAGCAATCGGATTGCATTGGTAGGGTGGCAGACGGAGATGCGGCGATGACCGAAGACGCAAAGAACACGCTGTTTTCAATTATCGAGCGGTGGGGCTTTCCCACCTTGGTGGCCATCGCCTTCGGCTGGGTGCTGCGCCAAGACGTGCTGCTCCCGCTCGTGGCGGCACATCAAGAGTTCGTTCAGCAGCTGGGCGAGACGCAGCGCGAGATCGGCAGCGCGATCAAAGAGCAGACCCGCTTGCTGTACGCCTTGCAACCAAAGTCTGCCGCGACAAGCCTGCCCGACACCGACCGGCACAACTGAGGCGAGCGCTACCGGCGTCTGCAAGGGGAAGCCAGCCAGCCCTAACCTAGAAGCACAGGAGAAGCCCATGTCCAACGCCACGATCAGCCGCTCATACCGCGACTTTGACATCACGCTGCATACCGCAACCAGCCTGGCCACCACGCTCGACATGCGTGACGTTGCCGGTGCCATCCTCTCCATCGGCACCATCTCAACCGCTGCCAGCACGCTCCAGATGTGGGTCGGCGGAACGCCCACCGGAACCTTCCGCCGACTATACAAGGCGGACGGCTCGGTTGCCGACCTCACGCTTACGCCTTCGAGCACCGAGGGCCGGGCCTATAGCCTGCCCGATGAGGTCTTCGGCACGGAGTTCCTGAAGATCGTGTCGGCCACGACGAACAGCACGGGCACGACCGGCTTTGTGATGTTCAAGAGCTAACGCTCGCCGCACTCTCTCACCACAAGAGCGCACCCAAATGGCTATGTCGCCCCGCCTGCTGCGTCCCCGCACCGGCGGCCTTCACCCGGAAGCCTCCGACTGGCGCTCCCGCGTCATCGCCAACGGCGGGACTGCGAGCGCGTCCACCGTGCAGGCCGTAGATCGGTTCTGCCGCAGCATCGACGGCGAGGGCCTGCGGTCGCTCCTGTGGCGTGTCAACCCATTCGCGGGCGACAACCTATCGGCTGCGCTGGTCCCGCTGTACCGGGCACCCAGTTCGTCAGGCGCGGTGCAGGGAAACGCCACAGACACCAACACCAATTTCGTCAGCGGCGACTACGCGCCCACCAGCGGGCTGTTGGGTAACGGCAGCAACAAGGCGCTAAGCACGGGATTGGCGGCAAACTTCCGCAACGGTCGGCACATTGGAATGGTGCCGCACACGTTGGCAGCCAGCGCCTTTCGCTATTACATGGGTTCACGAAACGGCGGCAGCCCAGCGAACGGCGCGCTGTGGGCATTGTATAGCGGCAGCCCTACTACAATCATCGGGCAATACACATACAGCGACAGCGTGGGTACGGGCGACAGGGCTGGGACAGCGACCGCTCGTAGGCTCATGCTCGGAAACAATTTGGACGGTTCTGGCGGCAACACGCTTTTTTCTGACGGCGCTTCTGTCGGCTCGCCATCATTTGGTTTTGATACCACGGTAACGGCAGCAATCGGCATTTTTGCGGTCGGTCAAATTGCTGGCACGTTCAACTCGCATGTCAACGCCCGTCTGTCTGGCTACACCATCGGCGCGAACATGACCGCCGCGCAGGTGGCGTCCTACAACACCATTTGGACAACGCTCCTGACGGCACTGGGGAGGTCGTGATGTGGCTTGACGCCTCGCAACACCTGGACGAATTGGCGATCCTCAACACGGCCCACGCCGACCGGCAGATTCAGCCCGTGGCTGGCACCGGCGGCACGATGCTCGTAGGAACCGACCTCCTCACCGACTGCGGCGAGGGGTGCTACTGGCACGGGTATTGCGAGTGGCTGGAGAAGTTGACGCCGACCGATGCGGTGCCGTTGCCGCCCGACGAGCCGATGGGCTGAGTGCGGTACACCCACAAGAGAGCGCAATTCGGCACGATTCGGGGCATTTCAGAATTGGACAGCGCGCGTATAACCGCGCTATGACCTCGCACCGGATCATCCAAGGCGACTGCATCGAAGGGCTGCGGACGCTCCCCGACGCCAGCGTTCATTGCTGCGTGACGAGCCCGCCCTACTGGGGCTTGCGTGACTACGGCCACGACGGGCAGATCGGCCTGGAGTCAACGCCGGAAGCCTACGTCGCCCGCATGGTGGAGGTGTTCCGCGAGGTGCGCCGGGTGCTGCGGGATGATGGGACTTGCTGGGTGAACTTGGGGGATTCTTATGCAGCTGGAGGCATGAGTAATCCTTCAGTAAAAAGCACTCTCGGAGGCGGAAAGGATCGCGGCGCAAAAGCGTACTGCATTGCACGCAAAAAGCCGGATGAACTAAAGCCCAAAGACCTTGTCGGCATCCCGTGGCGTGTCGCGTTCGCCTTGCAGGCTGACGGCTGGTGGCTGCGGCAGGACATCATCTGGGCGAAGCCGAACCCGATGCCCGAGAGCGTGCGGGATCGCTGCACGAAGGCACACGAATACGTTTTCTTGTTGACCAAGAGCGAGCGGTATTTCTACGACGCGGAGGCGGTCAGCGAGGCGCTATCAGGCAAGCCGCACGCTCCAGGCAACAAGTGCAGCGCCGATGGCGGGCATCTGAGGAATGATTTCGGCACCGATGCCATGCAGCGTGTGTGGGGCGCAAGTGGCCGCCGCAATCGCCGATCCGTCTGGACCGTCACGACCAAGCCATACAGCGGCGCTCACTTCGCGGTGATGCCTGCCGCACTGGTGGAGCCGTGCATTAAGGCGGGCTGCCCTGAAGGCGGCACGGTGCTTGACCCGTTCGCAGGCAGCGGCACGACGCTCGCCGTCGCCGCAGAGCTGGGCCGCAGCGGCATCGGCTGCGAACTGAATCCCGAATACATCGAACTAGCAGAGCAGCGGATCGCCAAGTCGAAGGCCAAGATGCCGCTGTTCGTGGCGTAGTGCGCTCTTCACCTTAGAGACGGTCGCGAAAAGGCATTGCGCCTGCTTGCCTACGGGGTAGAATCATGCCCCGAAAGGAGTCGGCCATGAAATTTGAAGGCGACGTAGACAAGATCGTTCGCATCAGCATCTCCATTGAAAACCATATCGAACAGATGGAGGACAGGTGCGATGAGGCTCTCGGCTGGCGCGAGGGGCAGCAGGCCGATATTGGCTGGTGTGTTGGCGTCCATGTAGCCAGCATCCTCAACAAGATTCTTGCGTCTCACGAGCGAGACGAGGCATTGCGGGCCATAAACGATTCGCTGGACCCCGAATCAACCGGGAAGATTTATTGACCGGCAGCGGCGGCGTGAGTGCGCTACTGCACCAGAAGAGCGAAGGCTAGGTAGTTGCGAACGAGTACCTAGCATTTGTTGCCGAAACGTATCCGAAGCGACACGTTTTCCGTATGAATGCTGATACAATCTGGGCGTTCGCAATTCGCGAAAGGCGAAAGTTATCGAAATCCGATAAACCGTAGTAACCTCGCTATACATGATCGCCACACTGCGATTTGATTTGTCAGACCCCGACGACGAGCGTGAGCATCGCTACGCCCTGGCTGGTCGCGAGGCTTTGCTCGCGCTGGAGGCGATTGACCAGCACTGTCGCGGACGGCTGAAGCACGGCGAGCCAACGGACGCCCGCAAGGAACTGGAAGAAATACGCAGCGCAATACCTTGCGAATTGTTGAATGTATTGCAGTGAGATCGGCCAGTTTTTTTGCTAAAAAACATGACACTGCGCTACAGAAATCAGAGAGGGACAGATGATTGACGAGATGGCCGAATCGAAGCTGCCAGCATTGTTGCTGCGAACGCTGGTGGCCCTTTGGCGTACACAGCCAACCGGACTGAAGGCAAACCTGCGCTCTTGAGCGAAGGGACGGCAACGCCTTCCCGTGCCGCTCGATGCCATGCGTGACCACGGATAGACGGGCTGCGTGGCGTCCGTAGAATCCAGCCGCCGAAAGGAGGCCGCTATGTTCTCGTCGTCGTGGATTCGCGTTGAAGATCGCCTGCCGATGGAGTTCGAGGAATGCCTCTTCATCGTTGACGATGATTCCGTTGAGGGGTTGCTCTACTTCGGATACAGGGACGGCGACAAGTTCTTCTGCTTGTACGCTCAAGACGGCGAGCCGTTTGAGATCGGCAAGAACTGGGGCGTCCACTTCTGGGCTCGCGTGCCGTATCACGGGCAAATCTTTGAGGACCGACCGCAGAGCACCTATCCACACAGGCGGCGGCCGGGCTAAGTGCGCTATCGCGGCGAGAGACGGCTGCAAGCCAACTGGACGCTAGGCATAGGCTGAACGCATGCCAGCACGCATACCAAGCCACAGGCCGCCCAGGCTGAGAACACAGCCAAGGCGTGACGACTCGGCCAGGCCAAACGCAGCGGCTCGAGGCTACTGCTCACGAGCGTGGTATGCCCTGCGTCAGCGTGTGCTCGTGCGTGACGCATGGGCCTGCCAAGACTGTGGGCGCGTGTGTGCGGATAAACGTGAAGCCCACGTCGATCACATCACGCCCAAGGCACAGGGCGGGCAGGACGTGATGGAGAACCTGAGAACGCTGTGCGTTAGGTGCCACGGCAGGAAGACACGGCAGGAGCAACGGCAGAAAGTTTGACGCGAAGCGCATGCTGCACGACACCCCCCCACCCAAGGGTGGGTCGCCTAATACCGACTTGCGGTTTACCAAACCCCACGGTTTAAGCACGCGAGCGTGCCCGCAAAACTCCGCAGCGTTTTCCCTAGCGGCCGATTGGCTGGCAGATCGTCCGCAGACCAAAGCCACAAAAAACGGCACCTCTCAGGCGATCCTGTAGCGTCTGCGAGCGTTGATCCAAAAAACAGGCCGAGTATTTTTCAACCTATGGCCCGCGTCGGACGCAAACCAAAGACGGCCGCCCAAAAACTGCTGGAAGGAAACCCCGGCAAGCGTGCGATTCGTCCCGACCTCCCGGCCCCGTCCGGTGCGCCGCCAATGCCGCAGCGCCTGATGGTCGAGCCCCAGGCCGTGGCGAAGTGGAACGAGTTCGTGCCGATCCTGCTCGAGCTCGGCACGCTCACCCAGGCCGATGGCGAAGCCTTGGCGACTTTATGCGAGGTCTATGCTGCAACGCAGGCGTGCCTTTTGGAGTTGCGGGCGACCGGCCCGGTGATGCGGACGGACCTGGGTGGCGTCAAGCCGAACCCGGCAGGCCCGCTATATCGAAGTTTAGTTGCGCTTCAGGCGTCGCTAATGGGCGAGTTTGGATTGACCCCGACCAGTAGGACACGGCTCGGTGCCAAGGAAGAAAAGCCAACCGACGAAGTTGAAGAGTTCTTCAAAGTCCACGGGGCATGATCTCACGCCCGAGGGCCAGGCGAAGTACCAGCGCGTCGTTCACTTCTTCGAGAAGATCCTGCGGCACAGCAAGGGCCAGAACGCGGGCAAGGCGTTCACGCTTCTGCCGTGGCAGCATCATGTGATGCGGGAGCTCTTCGGCAGGCTGAACCAAGACGGCACGCGGCAGCATCGCGTCGGGTACATCGAACTCCCGAAGAAGCAAGGCAAGAGCACCACGCTTGCCGGGATCGCCCTCTACATGACGGCCTTCGACTCGGAGCCGGGGGCCGAAATCTACGGAGCGGCCTGCGACCGAGAACAGGCTGGCATCATCTACCGGGAAGCCGCGTCAATGGTGCGGGCCTCGCCTGCGTTGTCCCGCCACCTTGAGGTGATCGACAGCCGCAAGACGATCGTGCATAAGGCCAGCAACTCTTTCTATCGGGTGCTCTCGGCAGATGCGTTCCGTGCCGAGGGGCTTAACATCCACGCCCTGCTCTTTGATGAGCTCCACGCGCAGCGGGACAGGCGGCTGTGGGACGCTCTCCGGTACGGCGGTGCCGCGCGTCGGCAGCCGCTCATTCTCTCAATCACGACGGCAGGCTACGACCGCAAGAGCATCTGCTGGGAGCAGCATGCCTACGCGGAGCGGTGCATAGCCGACCCAACGGTAGACCCGGCCTTCTTCGGGTGCATCTACGCCGCGACGCCCGAGGACGACTGGAAAGACCAGAAGACGTGGCACAAGGCGAACCCATCGCTAGGCGAGACAATCACGGTGGAGTCGTTCGCCGCCGACGCCCGCGAGGCCGATCAGTCGCCCTCGAAGCTCAATTCGTTTCTGCGATACCGGCTCAATGTTTGGACAACCCAAGATATTCGCTGGATCAGCCCAGATACATGGGCCAAGTGCGGCGGCCCGCTGCGGGACGAACTGGAAAAGCGCGAGTGGTATGCGGGCCTCGATCTTGCGACCACCTACGACTTGTCGGCCTTCGTGATGGTGAGCCAGGCCGACGACGGCACTTTTGACGTGATGCCCTTCTTCTGGGTGCCGCAGGTGAACGCTGCCGAGCGGACGCAGCGGGACAAGGTGGACTACATCGGCTGGATTCGTGACGGGTACATCAGGGCGACCGATGGCAACGTCACCGACTACGACGTGATCCGGCGGGACATCGTGGAGCTCTCGCAGCGTTTCAACATCCGGCAGGTGGGAATCGACCGCTGGAACGCCACCCAATTGGCAACGCAACTGCAAGGCGAGGGGGTGAATGTGACAGGCTTTGGGCAAGGGTACGGCTCGATGAGCAGCCCGAGCCGCGCCCTCGAAAACTACATCATGTCGGAGAAGATCCGCCACGCGAACCACCCGGTGCTCTCGTGGATGGCTGGCAACGTAGCGGTGCAGACCGACCACCAGGGCAACATCAAACCGAGCAAGGCGAAGAGCACGGAACGCATCGACGGCATCGTGTCGCTGGTCATGGCCCTTGGGCTGCACGCGACGGCCACGGCCCCGCCACCCGAACAATCCTGGGACATCATGAGCATATGAGCGAAAACGCCGCCGACTTCAGGATGTTCGACCTGCGTGGCATCGACTGGCCCGAGGTTTCGTCGAGCCGCACGCCCTCGGGCATCCGCGTCAACGCCGACAACAGCATGGCCTGCTCGGCCTACACGGCGTGTATCCGCGTGATCTCGGATGCCGTCTCCGCTTTGCCGCTCCACGTTTACGAGCGGATGGCGAACGGTGGCAAGGCGAAGGCCACGGCCCACCCCGTGTATCGCCTGCTCCACCAGCAGCCGAACCCCTGGCAGACGGCCCAGGAATTCAGGGATTGGATGACCGGAATGTATTTGCATTACGGTGCGTCCTACGCCGAGATCCGCCCCGGTGCTCGAGGTGCCGTGTCGGAACTGTGGCCGTTGCACTCGTCGCGGATGGAGTGCGAGCGGCTGTCTGACGGGGCGCTTCGGTATCGGTATCGGGAGCCGAACGGGCGCGAGACGATCTACAACCAAGAGCAGATTTTCGCCCTGCGGTTCACCACGGAAGACGGCATCAAGGCGATCCCCACCTACAAACTCTTTTCCAATGTCATCGGCTTGGCCCAAGCGCTAGAGACTCACGCGGCCACATACTTCGGCAACAACGCCAGGCCGGGCGTGGTACTTGAGTCGGATAACCCGATTCCGGCGGAAGCGGCCGAGCGACTCCGCGAACAGTGGGAGCGGCTCCACCGTGGGCCGGATCGCGCCTACCGCACGGCGGTCCTGCCCAACGGCGTGAAGGCCCACGAACTCAGCGGCTCAAACGAGGCGGCCCAGTTCCTTGAGAGCCGGGCTTTTGCTGTGGTTGAGTGCTGCCGCATTTTCCATGTGCCGCCGCATTTGATTCAGCAGCTGGACCGCTCGACCTATTCAAACATCGAAGTGCAGGGAACCGAGTTCGTGCAGCACTGCCTGCTGCCGCACTTGAAGCGGTGGGAGGCGGCCATAAGTCGTGACCTCATCGTCGAGGATGATCGGTTCTTCGCGGAACACTCGGTGAGCGGCCTGCTGCGTGGCGACCACGCGAGCCGGTCGGCCTACTACGTTTCCGCTCTCCAGAATGGCTGGATGTCGATTAACGAGATCCGCGAACTGGAGAACCTTAACCCGATTGGGCCAGAGGGCGACCGGCACTTCGTGCAGTTGAACATGACCACGCTCGACGCTATCGGTGACAGTTCGCCCGATGCTAGCGAGCCCATGGATAGCACGGCCCAAGATGATGCGGAAGACTATGCAACCTCAACCAGCGAAGGCGTGGACATGGCGGCGGCCACGGACTTGCAGCAGCAAGCCTTGAACGGAGCACAGGTTTCCTCGCTGCTTGAGATCATCGCTGGTCTTTCGTCTGGCCTGCTCACTGGCGAAGGAGCAAAGGCACTGATTCAAGGTGCCTTCCCGACAATGCCCGAAGCAACCGTGGACAGCATCATCGCGGGCGTGAACGAAGGCGTCATGCCAGTACAGACTGAACCGACCGGAGGAAACACAAATGGAAATTGAACGCCGCGATTACGAGCTGACAGACGCCGACGAGCTTGTTGTGGAAACCCGCTCAGACGGCCGGGCCGCGATCATCGGATACGCCGCCGTCTACAACCGGCTGAGCCTCGACCTTGGCGGATTCAGGGAAGAGATTCTTCCTGGTGCGTTTGACCGCATCCTGTCTAAGCGAGGCAAGGACGTGGTGGCCCTGTTCAACCACGATAGTAACATCGTGCTAGGCCGATCATCGTCTGGCACGCTTGAGCTCTCGTCTGACGAAAAGGGTCTGAAGTATGTCGTGACGCCACCCGTCAGCCGGGCCGACGTGCTTGAACTGATCCAGCGGAGGGACGTGCGTGGCTCGTCGTTCGCCTTCACGGTAGACGCGAAGAACGAATCCTTCCGCACTGGCGAGGACGGCAAGGCCGTGCGGCAGATCCGCGAAGTGAGCGGGCTGTATGACGTGGGGCCGGTGCTCGTGCCCGCGTACCCCGCCACCTCGGCTTCGGTTGCCCTGCGTTCCTATGAAGCCTGGCTGGCGTCGCAGTCGCAGCCCGAGCCCGAGGCGGTGGCCGCCGTTGTCGCCAAGCGTTCGCTGGTGCGTGACGCCGCTGCGGCGTGGACTCTGAGGCTCCGCAATGTCTGAAGCCCGCTGCACCTGCGGCGAGAAACTCCGCTGCCGTTCCAGCCGTCCGTGCGGTGACGAGCGGCAGCGGTATCTGCGTTGCCCCCGGTGCGGGGCTCGGGCGGTGGCGTTTGTCAAAACAACAGTTTCCGAAGTGCGCTTCTGCAAGAGACCCGCCCGATAGTGGCACTGTGGACTCCACGGCAATACCGCCGCCAGGAGATTCACACAGTGGACAACCTCAAGAAGCTTCAGGACGAGGCGGCTGCCCTCGCCAACCGGATCGACGCCGTTCGTGCGATCGAGGCCGAAGACACGACCGCTCGCGATGTCGAACTGATCGACCTCAACAAGCGT